ATTCAACAAATATTAAACGTTATAAACTCTTAATATATTTATAACAAAATATACTATAATGAAAAAATCTGAATTAACAGCTTTTATTAAAGAAGAAATCTTATCAATACTAGGTGAGGATGAACAAACCCAACAAGATATTGAAGATACTAAAGAATTAACCCAGGCAATAGATGATTTAGCTGCTGCTAAAAAAGAAGCGGGGTTAGCGGAGGAAGAAGAAGCTCCTGCTGGTGATAAGGCAATAGAAAAGAAAGCTTCTGAACAAGATAAAATTATAACGCAGTATAATGAAAATGAAAAAGAACTGCAGGGTTATCTTAAATCATTTAAAACAGCTAAAAATGAGAAGGAGAAAGAGGAAGCTTTTGATAAAATGAAAGGGCTTTCTCAAAGTAAAGAATATATAAAGACTAAAAATGCATACGAAAAATTAAAAAGAGTATAGTATTATGTTTAAATGGTTACAAAGAAATTCTTTTATTATATTAATACTAGGAGGTGGTGCTATAGCTATATCTTTTTTTCAAAATAAAGAAAATTATATAAAAGAATATAATGATAAAATAGAAGCTTTAAATATCAAAATAGATTCTTTACATACTGTAAATGAAAAATTAGATGAAGAAAGTGTTCTATTAAGAGAAAAAATAGACGATTACAATATTAAAATTGATGAACTTAATATTCTTATAAATGTTATTAAAAATGAAACTCAACAACAAGTGGATATTGTTGATTCTTTTGGTGATGATGAACTTGAAAAGTTTTTCACAGAACGTTATCAATCCCAAATCGATAATTGAACCTTCAAATATTCAAATTAGTAAACCTATTGCTAAATTAGTAGTTAAGGATTTAATTAGATATGATGGATTAACCCAAGAGTTTACTACCCTAGAATCTATTTTAGATGAAACTAATAGTAAATTATCTGTGCAAGATGAATTAAATAAAAATTTAACCACCCAAATAGATAATTTTTGTAGAATAGTTAATGAACAAGCCACTCAAGTAGCCTTATCTAAAGAATTGACTGCTAAACTAGAAAAGGATTTAAAAAAACAAAAATTTAAAGCCAAATTTTTTGGAGGAGTTAGCTTAGTTGCACTAGTAGGAGTTGTAGTATTAGCTAACTAATATGTCAGATTTAAAAAAAGTAATACGCCAAGAATACCTTAAGTGTGCAAAGGATCCTGTTCACTTTATGCGTAAGTATTGCTATATACAACACCCACAAAGGGGTAGAATTCAATTTAATTTATTTCCTTTCCAAGAAAAAGTACTAACATTAATGAGAGATAATCCCTATTCGATTATCTTAAAATCTAGGCAGTTAGGTATTTCTACTTTAACTGCTGGTTACTCTCTTTGGATGATGTTATTTGCTAAAGATAAAAATATTCTTTGTATTGCTACAAAACAGGAAACAGCTAAGAACATGGTTACCAAGGTAAAATTCATGTATGAAAATTTACCTTCATGGCTTAAAGTAGATGCAGATGAGAATAATAAATTAACATTAAGATTAAAAAATGGATCCCAAATAAAAGCCACTTCAGCAAGTTCAGATGCAGGTAGATCCGAAGCAGTATCTTTGCTATTAATTGATGAGGCAGCCTTTATTGATAATATTGGAGAAATTTGGGCCTCAGCTCAACAAACATTAGCAACTGGAGGTGGGTGTATCGCTTTAAGTACACCTTATGGTACTGGGAATTGGTTTCATCAAACATGGGTAAGAGCAGAATCTTCAGAAAATGAATTTTTACCCATTAAATTACCTTGGTATGTTCACCCAGAACGAGATCAAGCATGGAGGGATAGACAAGATGAATTATTAGGTGATCCTAGAATGGCAGCCCAGGAATGTGACTGTGATTTTAGTACTTCTGGAGATATAGTATTTTATCCTGAATATATTGAATATTATGAAAAATCTTATGTTAAGGATCCACTAGAAAAAAGAGGAGCAGATCAAAATTTATGGGTTTGGGAATCTCCTGATTATACAAGAAGTTATGTAGTTGTAGCTGATGTAGCAAGGGGTGATGGAAAAGACTATTCTGCTTTTCATGTTATAGATGTAGAAAATAATGTTCAAGTAGCCGAATATAAAGGCCAAATAGGAACAAAAGAATATGGACATTTGCTTGTAGGAATAGCTTCAGAATACAATGAAGCATTACTTGTAATTGAAAATGCAAACATTGGGTGGGCAACCATTCAGGTTGCTATTGATAGAAATTACCCAAATTTATATTATTCCCCTAAATCAGAATCTACAGTGGATTCATACTTTGACAAATATATGGACACATCTAGAATGACAGCTGGATTTACGATGTCTTCTAGAACTAGACCTATGGTAGTAGGTAAATTTCAAGAATATATTTCGGATAAGGGTGTAACATTCCAATCTAAAAGATTAATAGAAGAAATGAAAACTTTTATTTGGAAAAATGGAAGACCAGAAGCACAAACTGGATATAATGATGATTTAGTAATGGCATTTGGTATTGCTATGTATATTAGGGATACAGCTTTAAAATATAGACAAAGAGGTATTGATTTAACTAGACAGGCTTTAAATAATATAACGGTTCAAAGAAACCAATATCAAGGAGCTTATTTTTCAAAAGGAACTGATAATCCTTACCATGTAAATACAGAACATGGTAAAGAGGATATTAGTTGGCTTTTGTAGTAATATTTATAACAATAATTATATACTTAAATGGCAAATAAAAGTATTTTTACTAGACTACAAAGATTATTTTCTACTGATGTTATTATAAGAAATGTAGGTGGTAATCAAGTCAAAGTAATGGATAGTAGTACTATCCAGTCCACAGGTGGAATAGAAACTAATTCCTTAATAGATAGATATAATAGAGTTTTTACTAATAGTTCTACTTCACTCTATGGAGACCAATTTAATTTTAATTACCAATACTTAAGACCTCAACTTTATTCTGAGTATGATGTAATGGATCAAGATGCAATTATTGCTTCTGCACTTGATATAATTGCTGATGAATCTACTCTTAAAAATGACATGGGAGAAGTATTATCTATTAAATCTTCAAATGAGGATATCCAAAAAATTTTATATAATTTATTTTATGATGTTCTAAACATTGAATTTAATTTATGGTCTTGGATTAGACAAATGTGTAAATATGGAGATTTCTTTTTAAAATTAGAAATTGCTGAAAAATTTGGAGTTTATAATGTAATCCCTTATACAGCTTATCATATAAGTAGAGAAGAAGGATTTAACCCTGAAAACCCATCAGATGTAAGATTTAAATTTTCCCCTGATGGTCTTGTAAATAATAATTCAGGTATGTATAGAGTACCTGGTCAAAAACCTAATGATTCCCCTGGAATTTATTTTGACAATTATGAAATGGCTCATTTTAGATTAATTGCAGATGTTAATTATTTGCCTTATGGTCGCTCATATGTAGAGCCTGCTAGAAAGTTATTTAAACAATATACGTTAATGGAAGATGCAATGTTAATTCATCGAATTGCTCGTGCCCCTGAAAAACGTATTTTTTATATGAATGTTGGATCCATTCCCCCAAATGAAGTAGATGCATTTATGCAAAAAACTATTTCAAATATGAAACGTACCCCTTATGTAGATAAAAATACTGGTGAGTATAATTTGAAATATAATATGCAGAATATGATGGAAGACTTTTTCATCCCTGTTCGTGGAAATGATACAACAACAAAAATAGATACTACTCCAGGATTACAATATGATGGTATCCAAGATGTAGAATATTTGAGAGAAAAATTATTTGCTGCACTTAAAATTCCAAAAGCTTTTTTAGGATATGAAAAAGATATAGAAGGAAAAGCTACATTAGCAGCTGAAGATATTAGATTTGCTCGTACTATTGAAAGACTACAAAGAATAATGGTATCAGAGTTAAATAAAATTGCATTGGTTCATTTATATACCCAAGGATACACAAATGAATCTTTAACTAATTTTGAAATTTCACTTAATTCCCCTTCAATTATATTTGAACAAGAAAGGATTGAATTAATGAAATCAAAAGCTGAATTAGCTCAATCTTTACAAGACCAAAATTTATTACCTTCTGATTGGGTATATGATCATATATTTAACTTTAGTGAGGACCAATATGATGAATATAGAGATTTACTTAGAGAAGATGCAAAACGTAAATTTAGATTAGCTCAAATTGAAGCAGAAGGAAATGATCCTGTTGAAACTGGTAAATCATATGGAACTCCTCATGACTTAGCCTCTTTATATGGAAAAGGAAGAATATATTCTGACCCAGGGAATGTACCTCCGGGGTATAATAAAGATCAAGAATTAGGAAGACCTAAGGATTCTATTTCAAAAACAGGAACTCAGGATAGTAATTTTGGAAAAGATCCACTAGGTACTAGCAGAATGAAAGATACTGATAAAAATGATTCTTTAGATAGTAGAACAGATACAAATAGAAGTGGAATGGCTTTAGAATCTGCTAAAACTACTTATATGAAAAATAAAAATATGTTTAAAAAAATAAATAAAAAACAATTAGTATTTGAAAATGATAAAGATAATACTACATTGCTAGATGAATCTCAATTGAAGGAATAACATTTTTTACATATTTATAAATAAATATATTTTTGATGAAGATTAAACATTCAAAGTACAAAAATACGGGAATCCTTTTTGAATTATTAGTACGTCAAATTACCGCTGATACTTTAAAAGGATCTGATTCTCCCGCAATAGATATCCTTAAAGAATACTTTGTTAAAACCGAACTAGGACGTGAGTATAAATTATATGAATCAGTACTTAAGTCTCAAACTATTAATGAAAGTAAAGCTAATATAGTAATTAGCACAATTTTAGAATCTTCCCAAAAGTATAATAAAAGCTCATTAAAAAAACAAAAATATAATTTGATTAATGAGATTAAAAAACATTATGATTTAAATATTTTCTTTGGTTCTAAAGTTAAAAATTATAAAGAATTAGCAGCTTTATATACTTTAATTGAGGGATATAGTTCAAAAGAAATTACTAATACTGCACAATTAGTTAATAGTAAAGTTACTTTATTAGAACATTTAACTAAACAAACGATTTCATCTCAAAATATTAAAGAAGATATTTTAGAAGAATTTTCTACTTATGATAAGGATGTAAGAACTCTTACATATAAAATAATTTTAGAAAAATTTAATTCAAAATACCAAAATCTATCTCAGGAACAAAAACAAATCTTAAAAGAATTTATTAATTCAGTAGATTCAACCCCGGGGTTAAGAAGTTTTTATAATAAAAAAATCCAGGAACTAAAAACTACATTAAATAAAGAAGTAGGAAAAATCCAGGATAAAGCTACCCAAATTAAAATCCAGGAAGTAGTTAAATATTTAGTTGAATTAGATAAAACAGCTAAAGTTAATAATGATAATTTAGTTGACTTGTTGCAATACTATGAATTAATAAAAGAAATTAAAGTAGCAAATGCCATACAAGTATAAGCTTAAAGAAATAGAAGTAGGAGATACCCAAGTAAGTAAAGGTATTAAATCTACAGTAAAATCAATAGATCCTGAAACTGGAACTATATCATGGGATGTAGATTATGTAGCAAAACCTATTGATTATACTGCTAATATTATTAGGACTTTTAAAGAATTTCAAGAATTAAGAAATGATATAAAACAATTATCTGCTGTTACTAATGATATGGTTATTGATGGTATTGCTGAACAAGCGATAGAATTATTTAACAAATACAGAAGTCATATTGAAAAAAATTATCCAAATGAATATGAAAGAGCGAAAGTAAATGAAGAAGAAATAGATGAAATATCTACTTCTGCGGGTGCTGGTTCTTATTTAACCAAATATGCTTTTAGATTACCTAAAAAACAAAAAGAAATTGTCCCTGAAAATATTGGTGCTACATTAGGACCTGGCCCTAAAGCCTCTGAAGAAGGGGTTAAAGATAATTATTATGTTAAAAAATTTAAATTTAAATTAGTACCTAAGGATAAAAAAGGAAATTATGTTCAAAAAGGTAGTGGTTTGGAAGTAAAAAACTTTTAATATGTATAAATATAAATTAATTGAACAAGAAGAAGATAAAGTAAAAAAATTCCATGATGAAAGGATCATGGCATTTGATACTTTAGAATCTCGTTTAGAAGATATAAAAAAATTATTAAGACAAGGAAAAATTGAAACCATAAAATATTATAGAGATAATCCCACAAAAATGTCAGTTGTCTTAGGAACAGATATGATTGGGAAACTTATGGATGATATTGAAACATTACTAAAACCAGAAGAAGAAGAATGAAAAATTCAGAAAAAATATTTAGTTCAGTAAAAAAAGAATTAATTAATGAAAATTTAGGGTATGTGGATATGCCTTCTATTAATAATTTGGAATCTTCTCCTAAAGAGGATTTTGAAGTTAAATTTGCTAAATTTCTAGCTGAAGAAGCTAAAGTTGAAGAAAAAAAAGTAACTAAAGAAGTTGAAGAAGTAGCAGAACATAATTACGATTATAAAGATCCGAAAAATTTAGACAATCAAATAGGCCAAGAAGTAATGAATGGTGTATATTTTGAATCTAAACAAAACCCAGATAAATCTATTGATGAAATAAAAGAGATTGTTTCTAAAAATTTAGCTAAAGATGGTCAATATTATCTTAAAAATGCTGCTTTTGGTGTTGAAGGTTTAGGATATACTGAACAAAAAACAGAAGAAGTATCTGGTAAACATGCTTATAGTGGGTATTCTGATAAAGTTAAAGAAGTTGTTAAAGAATCTTTAATGGGGGGAGTTGTAACTAGTGGTAATCCTAATTCAATTGCTGCACAACAAAACGCTGTAGTAAAGGAAATGATGGATGATGAAAAAGAAGCAGAAGAAAAGCCTAAAAAAACTAAAAAAGTAAAAAAAGAATCATTAGACAATGATTTAGCTGAAATTGATAAACAAGCCCAGGTTGTGGCTTTAGAAGCTAAATTAAATAAAATAGATGAAGTTATTGAAGGTAAAATGACTCGTATTAAAATGGTTTCTGAAGACGAAAATTTATCTGAATTAATAGATAAAACAAAAATGAAAACCATGCAAAAAGAAGTCAAAATCTTAGAAAAAAGAAAAGCTAAGATGGAGAAAATGTATGAAAAAATGTGTGGTAAAAGATACCAAAGAGAAGAAATTGTTGACGAAGTTGTTGGTAATGTAGAAACTGAAGAAGTTCAATTAGAAAATGAGTAAAACATTATTAATAGAAACTCATACTTTTAAACCTAATCCCGTTTCTTTAACTGAAAATGTTAATAAAGAAAATGGAAACTTGATAGTTGAGGGTATTTTAGCTACTGCTGAAGTTAAAAACGGTAATGGTAGGTATTACTCTAAAGGTTTATGGGAACGTGAGATGGGTAAATATGATGAACTCATTAAACAAAGAAGATCTACAGGAGAATTAGACCACCCAGAATCCCAAGTTATTAATTTAAAAAATGTATCCCATTTAATCTCAGGATATTGGTGGGATGGAGATAATATAATGGGTAAAATAGAAATTTTACCTACCCCTTCAGGTAACATTTTAAAAGCTTTAATTGCTGCCGGAGTAACATGTGGGGTTTCATCTCGTGGAATGGGAACTTTAGAGCAAAATGGTAACGTAATGGAAGTACAAGATGACTTTGAATTATTATGTTGGGATTTTGTTTCTACTCCTTCTAACCCGGGTTCGTTTATGCATACCTTACAAGAAGGAAAAAAAGTATTGAATCATGATTACACTAAAGTAAATAGTATTGTGAGAGAAATACTTTGTTCTAAAGGCTCTTGTACTATTTTTTAAGTCTTACAAACTCCTCATATACGTATTATTGACAATATGCCATTCCTATATGGCATTTATTATAGTATAACTTACCCTATTACGTTTTTTAATAAACGTATTTCACAAAAAAATTTTGCGATTATGTTAAACAACAGAGATTTGCTTAAAGAAGCAATTGCTGATGCTAAAGCTGTAAAAGAAACTGCTATAGCCAATGCAAAAGCTGCTTTAGAAGAAGCATTTACTCCACACCTAAAATCTATGTTAGCTGCTAAGTTAGAAGAAATGGACAAAGATGACGTTGAAGAAGGATACGATAACAAGTATGAAGAAGACGACATGAAAGAAGCTATGGATTCTAAATACGAAGAAGATGACACAATGGAAGGTATGGAAACAGAAGTTGATGAGGATATCAACTTAGATGAATTACTATCGGAATTAGATGTAGACGAAGAGATAACTGAATCTGAAGAAGTAACTGAATCTGAAGAAGTAACTGAAGAAGAAGAAGTTGAAGACGAAATGGAAGTTGACAACGAAGAAACTGAAGGTAAAAAAGAAGAGGAAGAACTTAATATAGATGAGATGTCTGAAGACGATCTTAGAGATTACGTTGAAGAAGTAATTAGAAGCATGGTAGAATCTGGTGAATTAGAAGCTGGAGAGGAATTTGAAACTGAAGATGAAGTCGAGGACGACGAAATTGAAGTAGAAGATGACATGGAAGTGGAAGATGACATGGAAGATGCCATGATGGAAGAAAAAGAAGAATTAGAAGAAATGGACGAAGTAAGTTGGAATGAGAAAAACAACCCTACAAGAGGAGCTACTAAAAAAGAATTAGATCCTAAAAAGGTTGGAAAATCAACTTCCGCTTATGCAATCAATTTAGAAGAAGCACTAGCTGAAGTAGAAGAACTTAAGAAAGAACTTCAAGAAGTTAATTTACTAAATGCTA